CTCGCGCCGCTACGCCGCCACCGGCGGGCAGCTGCAGGCGGAGAACAAGGCGCTGGCCGAGCGGGTGCTGGCGGAGTTCGACAGCCGCCATGCCGCCGAGCTGGCCCACGAGGCCAAGCTGCTGGCATCCGGTGACGGGGTGGTCTCGGATGTGAGCGTGCCGGTCTCCTGGGAGCGCACCGTCATCCGCGAGGCGCTCTACCGCATGGTTGGCCTGCAGTTCGTGGACGTGGGCACCGCCGAGTTCGCCACCTCGATGACCATCCCCTACAGCTACCGCGACGCCAACGCCGCGGGGCGGGACGGCACCCGGGTCTACGAGGGCGGCAGCATCGGCCGGGCCGGCGTCATCCAGACGGCGGAGACGGCCTACCCGATCCCTCAGAAGCTGGCCTTCGAGGTGTCCGACGAGCTGCGCTACCTGACCCAGGCGCGGCGCCTGAACTGGGAGGCGGTGGCTGAGAACACCCAGAACGCCACCCGGATCATCAGCGAGGACGGCGAGCAGCTGATCTTCAACGAGATCCTGCGGGCCGCCGACGAGTACGGCGCCGTGGCCGTGACCGACGAGGACCTGGAGCTGCAGGCCGACGGGGCCAAGCAGATCTTCGTCCTGGCCCACTTCCCGGTGGTGCGCCCGCGCGCGGTCTACGACCTGCAGGGCAACCAGGTGGGGAGCATAACCAACCCCATCACGGTGACCTACAACGCCGTTGCGCTCAGCGAGTACGACGGCACCGGCACCCAGGCCGCCGGCACCTACTACGTGCTGGACTACAACCTGGGCGAGATCACCCTGGTGGACGAGTCGGGCGCCGTGCAGACCCCGGCCGACGCCACGGCCTACACCATCAGCTACAGCTACGCCACCAACGTCTACGCCTTCGACGCCGACCTGGGCACCGACGCGCTGGACGTGCACTGGGACGGTTTCCTGTACCGCTACGGCCTGCGCAAGAGCGTCATCGAGGACGCCCGCTACCACATGGCGAACTTCGGCCTGATGAGCGGCACGGTGATGGAGAGCGTGGGCCAGGCGCGCAAGTTCGCGGCGAACTACCGCGTGCCCGGCACGGACCTGGCCGCCGACGGCAACCTCGGCCGCGTCAAGGATGTGCCCAACTTCAAGGCCACGGCCCCGGGCCTGTGGATGGCCGACCAGCGCGTCATCGTCGGCGAGCGGGGGCAGACCCGCTACCGGATGATGAAGCCCTGGTCCATGGGCGAGCTGGAGAACCAGAAGGACGCCAACGGCCGGTTCACCGGCAAGAAGGAGGCCTACGGGGATCAGTTCGTGGTGGTGCACACCCCGACGCAGCTGAAGCGGGCCTACACCTCCATCGTGCTCTACTCCAGCTCCGGCCGCGTCGCGCGCGCCGCCTGAGCGTAGATGCCAGCCAGCGGCCCCTCCCGCATGCGGGAGGGGCCCTCCAGGAGGACCGATGAAAGAGATTCCCTTCCACAACGATGGCCAGAACACCCGCTACGTGGCGGGCATCGCCATCCCGCCCGGCGAGGTACGGATGGTGCCCGAGAACCGCGTGCCGCGGGTGGCGCCCCAGGCCGCGGCGCCCGAGCTGGCCGCCGATCCGGAGGCCGAGGCGCTGGAACGGCTGCTCGAGCACAGCGTGCGCGAGATGGGCGATCTGCTGCCGGAGATCGAGGCCGGCCTGCTCGACCGGCTGGAGGCGGCTGAGCAGGCGAAGGAGAAGCCCCGCTCGACGCTGCTGGCGGCCATCGCCGAGGAGCGGCTGCGGCGTGCGGATGCGGCCGAGAACGACGGCACCGACGAGACCGGAGCCGCCGCCGTCGGCGACGGGGACGCCGGGGACTAAACCCGTGGCCAGCCGCCGCCTCGATGACCTGCAGCCGCATGTGGCCGAGATGGCCCAGGAGCTGCTGCGCCTGGCCGAGGCGGCGGGGATGGACCTGCTGGTCTACTGCACGCGGCGGGGCGTGGAGGAGCAGGCGCGGCTCTACCGGCGCGGGCGGCCGCTGCGCGGCATCGAGAGCAAGGCGCTGGAGCTCGAAGGGCTGGGGCGGCCCGACCTGGCGCGGATCCTGATTGACGTGGGACCGCAGTTCGAGCCGGGGCCGGTCACCTGGGCCGGGCCGGGGCAGTCGCTGCACAACTACGGCCTGGCGCTGGACGCCGTGCCGCTTCTGGATGGTAAGCCCGTGTGGGCGACAGTCGGCGCCGACGGGCGTCCTGACTGGGGACAACCTGGCGTTGGCGGCGAGCTGTGGGACCGCTACGGCGCTCTGGGCGAGCGGACCGGCTTCGAGTGGGCCGGGCGGTGGAACCCGCGGCAGCGGGAGTTCCCGCACCTCCAGGCGCCCGGCGCCGACTGGCGGGACCTCATCCGCCTGGGGCATGCAGCGTGAAGCGTCTCTTCGACGAACTGGTGCTGGTCTGGGCGGCGGCGCTGATCACCTGGGTGGTCTCCCGTGTGTTCAGCCAGCAGCCGCCGGACATTCCAGGCAGCGGCGGGACGGTGGCGGCGCTGTCACTGGTGATCGGCCTGCTGGGCACGGCGGTGGCCTTCTACAAGTGGTTCAACCGGCGCCGGGGCGACGATGACCGGGAGGATGTCCCGTGAGCCTCCTCCTATCGCTGCTGGCCAAGGTGGCGCCAGGCCTGGCGCTGAAGGCCGCCGGGTGGTCCTCCGGCGGCATCTCGCGCCCCTGGCTGACGGTCTGCGCGGTGCTGCTGGCTGGGTGGGCGCTGACGGCCGGCGTGCTCTACATCGGGCTGACCCGGGCGGAGGTGCAGCGCGACCGGGCCCTGCAGCAGGCGCAGACGGCGCAGCAGGCGCAGGACAGGCTGGAGGCGGACCTGGCACGGCAGAGCGAGCGCGTCGATGCGTTGCAGGCAGAGGCCGAGCGGCAACAGGCGGCCGACGACCGATCGGCGCGGCGGGCGCTGGCGCAGGCCCGGGCGGGGCGTGAAGCGCTGCCAGGGGGACACGGACCGGAGGCGATGAATCAGTGGGCGGATGGGCTCGAGCAGCTTGGGCAGTCGCTCTCCTGGTGAGCCTGGGCGGCTGCTACCCGTTCGCGGAACGGGTGCGGACCGTGGAGGTGAAGGTGCCCGTGCCGGTGAAGGCGCAGCCGCCGCGGGAACTCCAGGGGTCGGAGGCCCTGCCGCCGTTGCCGCGGTGGGTGGGGCCGCAGGACCCGGCGGCCAGCAGCTGCCTGACCCCGACGGGCGAGGACCAGCTGCGGGAGCGCGAGGGCCGGGCGGTGGAGCAGCTCGGCGGCTGGAGCGCCTGGGCCCGGGACCAGCCCGCGGAGGCCGACCCGTGACGGAGCTCACCGCCGAGGATGTGGCCCGCGTCGTGGCGGAGGTGATGGACGCCCGGGCGCGGATCGACGCCGCGACCCACGCGAAGCACCACGAGTTCATCGCCGAATGGATCGAGGAGGAGCGCGAACGCCGCCGCCGCCGCGAGGCCATCCGACAGCAGGTGATCGGCTGGGGAATCATTACGGTGCTGGGCGGCGTCGGGTATGCCGCCTATCACGGGTTCGTGTTTCTGGTGGCCAAGACACAGGGGTGAGAGATGACCAAGACGCTGACACGCGCATATGACGACGCTGGTCGCGGAGAGATGTCCATCACGGGGACGGTCCTTGCTGGCGCCGTGTCCGACTGGATCGTCATCCCGCACCCATTCCCCGAGAGCGGAGTCACTGTCCGCGTGGCGCCAGGTGCTGGCGGTACCGCATTCGTAGAGACGACCGTCAGCCCGTTGAGTGCGGTCGAGGCTGGCACCGCCGAGGCGAGCGCCTGGCCTCACGGAGATGTCGATTCTGCGACGGTCGATGTCATCGAGGGGCCGGTGCGCGCAGTGAGGTTCACCGCCACCACCGCCGATGCGGTGTGGGAGGTTCTGGCGTGAGCGTGTGGGCGGGCGGTCTGTGGGCTTCTCAGCGGGGTGGCGCTGCGCCGGTGACCAACGACATCGGCGTGCCGGGCGCCCAGGGCTTCGGCGTCGGCGTCTACCCCGGCGCGCTGCCGGCGGGGTTCGCGACGCTGCCGGGCACATCCGACCCGGCGTCGCCGAACTACGGCAACTATCTCTATGACGACGGCAGCGTGATGGTGTGGGTGCCGGCTTTCTTCTACAAGATCGCCGGCAACGGGGGGGTCGATGTGCAGCCGGAGTCCGCGTTCGCCTCTGTGGCCGCTGCGACCCTGGCCGGCTATGCGCTGCACCGCGCGTTCTACGATGGCGGGTCGGTCAAGCGCGGCTTCTTCGTTGACAAGTACAAGTGCTCGAAGACGGCCCGCGGGACCGGTTACGTGGCCAGCAGCGTGGCCAACGGCCTGCCGCTCAGCGCTCATGCAGATCATAATCCTGTGGCTGATATCACCGCCGCCGGCGCGAACAACTACGCCGCGACGCTGGATGCGCCGAAGGGCCGCGGCGATGCCAACGGGGCCTATGATGCCGCCTCGCCCTTCTTTTGCTGCTCGCGGTTCATCCGTGGCGCCCTGGCGCTGCTGTCGCTCGCCCACGGCCAGGCGGCCACGTCCACGACGCACTGCGCCTGGTACGACGCGGGCGGAGCGAAGAACTTCCCGAAGGGCTGCAACAACAACGCCCTGGGCGATGCGAACGACGCCGAGGTCTCCTACGTCTCCGACGGGTACAGCAACTGCGGCAAGACCGGCAGCGGGACGCCGGCGGGCAAGGTGGCCCACAACGGCCAGGCCTGCGGGGTGGTGGATCTGAACGGTCTGGTATGGGAGGTCTCAACTGGGATCACCTGCGTGGCCGAGGCGCAGGCCATTGAGGGTATCACCCAGGCGAATCCCGCCGTGGCGACCATCACCGGCCACGGCTGGTCCACCGGGGACATCGTCGAGATCTACTCGGTGGTGGGTATGACAGAGGTCAACAGCCGCCTCTATACCATCACCGCTGTCGACGCGAACACATTCAGCCTGGACGGCTGCGACAGCACGGCATTCACCGCCTACGCCTCCGGCGGCACCGCCCGCAAGGGGAGCTGGTACGCCGCGGCGCTGGCGACGGCCATGAAGGACTTCACCTCCGGCAATACCACGGCCACCGACCACTGGGGAGCCGCGGGTGTGGCGGCGATGATGGAGGCGATTCACCCCGCCTTCGAGACCGCCTACTCAGCCGGCAACGGCTACACGCAGAAGTTCGGCGACGGCGCCGGCCAGGTCCTCTCCGCCGCGGTCTCAGGCGAGGGCTGGGCGCTGACCGGGCTCGGCCTGCCGCAGGATGCCGGCGGGCTCAGCACGGCCGGCACCAACCTGTTCGGCCAGGATTACTACTACCAGCGCGCCACGGATCAGCTCGCGCTGCTCTCCGGCGGCAGCTGGGTCTACTCCTCGGATGCCGGGGTGTGGGCGGCCCTCTGGAACAACGCCCGCAACAACTCCGACGTGCACGTGGGGTTCCGGGCGGCCTGTTATTTGTAACTCTGTCAGGGCGAGCGATAGCGAGATGAATGTGCGGTCGATACATGGCGAGGCGCGGCTGGACGGAAAGTTCTTGTCCTTCGCGCGCCAGCTCAACCTGTATCTGAATCACTTCCCGCGGCATGAGAAGTACGCGCTCGCGAGTCGGATCCGCAACACCGCCTATGAGGTCTACGACCTCATCATCGAGGCGCAGAAGCGGTATCACAAGAAGACCACTTTAACGAGCCTGGACATCGCCCACGAGCGGCTGCGTATGCAGCTGCGACTGGCGCACGAACTGGGCTACTTCGGCCATCATCACGACAACGCCTCGGACCGGTCGCCCGAGGCGCAGGGCCGTCACCGCTACGAGACCATCAGCCGGATGGTGGATGAGCTCGGGCGGATGATCGGCGGATGGATTGCGACCGAAAGGGCGGCGTCTTGACATGCTCGCGCTGATCTCCGGCGGCAACTGGAACAACTCCTCGAATGCCGGGGTGTGGGCGGCCAACTGGAACAACGCCCGCAACAACTCCAACGTGAACGTGGGGTTCCGGGCGGACTGCGGCTCCTCCTCATATCCTGCAGAGGAACAGTGGAGCCACAGGGAGGCGGCGTCCTGCCTTGGGCGAAATCAGCGGTACCGGGCCCTTTTCGGTAGCGACAGCGAGGACCAGGGAGCGGATCTCATGAAACGGTACGGAAACCTGTTCGATGCCTGCTTCACCCCGGAGGCGCTGCACGAGGCCTACCTGGAAGCGCGGAACGGCAAGCGGCTGACCCGTAGCTGCCACGCCTTCGAGCGGCGTCTCGGCGCACAGCTGGAGCACCTGCACCGCACGCTGCACGATGGCAGTTACCGGCCGCGGCCCTACCACTGCTTCCAGGTCTACGAGCCTAAGCCGCGCACGATTCACGCGCCGGCGTTCCGCGACCGGGTGGTCCAGCACGCCATCTACCGGGTGGTCATGCCGCTGTTCGAGCGCACGTTCATCGACCAGAGCTTCGCCTGCCGACCCGGCAAGGGCACCCATGCCGCATCGGAGTATGTCCACCAGGCGCTCCTGGCCTGCGACGGCGACGACTACGTACTGCAGCTGGACATCCGGCGGTTCTTCTACTCCATCAACCGGAGCGTGCTCCTGGGGCTTATTGAGCGGCGCATCAAGGATCGCCGGCTGCTCGACGTGATGGCCCTGTTCGCCGAGATGGAGACCGGGAAGGGTATCCCCATCGGGAATCTGCTCTCACAGCTCTATGCGCTCATCTACCTGAACCCGCTGGACCACTTCGTGAAGCGGGAGCTGAAGGTGCGCCACTACGCCCGCTACGTCGATGACGCCGTGCTCATCGGCCTGACCCGCGACCAGGCGCTTGCCCACCGGGCAGCCATCGGCGCCTTCCTGCGCGAGCGCCTGGGCCTGGAGTACTCCCGCACCAGCATCCACCGCGTGAAGCGCGGCGTGAACTTCTGCGGCTATCGCACCTGGCGCTCCGGGCGCTGGGTGCGCAAGCACGCCCTCCACAACTACCGCCGCGCCGTCCAGGCGGGACAACTGGAATCGGCCGTCTCACTGCTCGGACACGCCCGGCACACCCGCTCGCTGCAGCACATGCTCGGCACCGCGAAGGACCTGAACCATGACCTCTATCATGCGCTACCAGAAAGTCACCGACGCCTACACCACGCACACCGTGCGCGGGCCTGACGGCGACATCGGCGAGTGCATTACCGAGCTCTGCGAGCTCGACGGCTGGACCTATATCAGCGTACCCGACGGCTGCGCGCCCGTCGTCCCGGAGGTCATCACCACGCTGGAGACGGTGACGCTCGATGATGCCCTGCGCGAGCGCATCAAGGCCGAGAGCCCCCACTGCCGGCTCATCTACGAGCGGATGCAGCAGCGGATCCGGGACGCCTATCCGCTCGACGAGGAACTCTATCTCGCGCGCATCAGCGTGGGCGCGCTCAACGGGACGTACACCCTCGAACCCGGCGAGGCCGAGGCCATCGCCGCCTACCAGGCGCACGTCGAGAGCGTGCGGGCCTGGGGGCGGGATGAGCGGGCGTTGTTGGGGCTATAACAACAGGAGGTAGCCGATGATCAGCATCAAACGCAGCGCACGTTGGTTTCTCCTGACGATGGCCGCCGTGGCCGCCGCCGCGGCACTGGCGTCCTGCGCCGCGCTGCGTGAGCCCTGCTTCTGGGGCTGCGTCGCGGTCGATGAGCTGCCGGGCGAGTGGAGCGTGACCCAGCCCCCGCGGAGCGAGTCCACCGCCTACTGCAGCCGGGTGACCGGCGTCCAGGCGGCCGCCTGCTCGACCTACGCGGCGCGCGCCGACGGGTCGCGGGACTGGACCATGCCCTGCGCCATCACCCTGCCGGAGGACGCCACCGAGGCGGAGATCTGGCACGAGGCCCGGCACTGCCTGTGGGGCGATGCTCGGCACTGGCTGACGTCCAGCCCGACCCGGTCCGACGCGATGCGGCGGGCGGATGCGCGGGATCGGGCGATCGTCGAGGGCGAGATGGAGGGGGTGGAGTAGGCGATGGCCGGCACGATGACGCTCTCCGACCTGGTGGCCGACTATAAGGCGGCGCTGGGCAATGCGGCCTCGAAGTTCGATGCCGCTGCGGACGCGGACTTCATCCGGCACCTGACGGCTGCCGCGCTGGACCTGGGGCGGGTGCGGCCGCGGACGCTGCTGGGGTCGCTGTCGCTGGCGGCGGATCAGCCGGACTATCCGGCGCCGGCGGATCTGCTGCAGCCGAAGGTGGCGCTGTGGTGCGGGGCGGAGAAGCGGCGCTACAAGCCGTGGGACCCGCTCTATCCGGGCCAGCTGCCGCGGCTGTCGCGGGTGGAGAGCGGCGGGGCGGCGGAGTTGTGGCTGACACCGGCGCCGACGGCGGCGCAGATCGCGGTGTGCGGTGCGACCTTCCGGTTCTACTACTTCGCCGGTCACCTGCTGAGCGATGAGGCGGGCGGGACGACGGTGGCGGCCGGGGACCGGGCGCTGCTGCTTCTGCGGGCCCTGGCGGAGGGGATGCGGGAGCTTGCGGTGAGCGGAGTGGTCAACCCGGTGACCCTTTCCCGCGGGATGGCGCAGGTGCCGAGCAACGGCACGCCCCAGGCGCTGACGGAGCAGCTGCTCCGGGAGTTCGAGCGGGAGGCGGCGCGCTGATGGCGGGGATCGGCTTCGAACTGGACGCCTCCGGGCTGCTGTCCGCCGACGCGGGGGCCGTGGGCTGGGCGGTGGAGCGGTTCGTGAAGCGCGCCGCGGAGGAGGTGGCCCGCGAGGAGCGGCGGCTGGCGCCGAAGGCGGAGAGCACGCTGACGAACAGCATCGAGGCGGAGCGGGTCTCGGCGTTCGAGTACCGGGCCGGGCCGCATGCTCAGCATGGCCCGTACGTGGAGCAGGGGACGCGGGGCGGCTACCGCGGCCCGCCGCCGGTGTCGGCGATCCTCGACTGGGTGAAGGTGCGGCGGCTGGCGCCGCGGAACCCGGCCTGGGACCAGCGGGACCTGGCCTGGGCCATCTCGCGGAGCATCGCCCGCCGCGGCACGCCGGCGGACCACTTCGTGCAGCCGGTGCGGGATTCCGGCGTGATGCGGGAGCGGGTGCGGACCTGGCTGCTACGGGGCGTGGAGGCCGGGCTGAAGGCCGCCCGGCTGAAAGGGTAGCGCCATGTGGGCGCCGATCGTCGATGCGTTGACGGCATGGCTGGAGGCGGAGCTGGCAACGGCCGAGGTGGTGAAGGGCGCCAGCGCCAGCACGCCGGAGCGGCGCACGGTGGTGGTGAGCATGGGTCAGCGGATGCCCGGCCAGGGCCGCAACCGGCGGGGCGAGTTCACGGTGTACGTGGAGTGCTGGGAGTACAGCGCGGATGCGGACTGGGGCGTGGGCAACGGACTGCTGGCGCAGCTGGAGGCGGAGGTGGAGGCAGCGGTTCACGCCTTCGGGCAGCAGCGGCTGCCGGTGGCAGGGTACCGGGTGCACGCCACGCCGGAGCGCATCGAGCCGGACGGGGACCTGTTCCGGCCCTCGGTGGGCAGCCGGATGGTGGTGCGGGTGCAGTGGAGCACGGCATGACGGAGGATGTGACGATGAGCGAGCAGAAGCAGGTGCAGCCGGAGCAGAAGCCCGCGCCGCGCAAGGAGTACACCCTGAAGAAGGCGCTGGTGCAGGGGCGCAAGGTGCGGCAGCCGGAGGGGAAGGTGATGCTGCGGGATGATCAGGCGGAGTGGCTGCGGGCGCAGGGCGTGATCTGACCCCGGCGCAGCGCAGAAGACCTAGAGGAGGTTTGAATCCATGTACACCGAGCAGACGTTTTCCGGCGACGGCATCCTGCACCTCGGTCTGGCGGACGGCAGCGCTGCGCTGCGGGACGTGGGCGAGGTGGACGAGTGCGTCGTGGGTCAGGAGGAGACGGAAGTGAAGCTGCCCACCAGCCGCAACGGCACCGGGGGCACGGCGAACAGCTTCCGCCGTATCGACAGCGTGACGCTGCAGATCAAGATGCGCGACTACAGCGCCGAGAACCTGAGCATGGCGCTGTTCGGCCACGTGACCGCCGTTGCGGCCGGCGCGGTGACCGACGAGAGCCACACGGCCTATCTGGACGGCATGCTGCCGTTCGACTACCTGCCCGATCCGGACCAGACCATCACGGTCACCGACGGCACCGGCACCACCACCTACGTGGAGGGCACGGACTACGAGCTGCGCACCGGCGGCATCTATGTGCTCTCCGGCGGCAGCGTCGGCGACGGCAGCACGGTGCTGGTGGACTACACCAAGAAGGCCGCCGACGTGATCGAGATGCTGA